CCGGTCTGTGACATGCTGGCCGTGGTGGGTGACAAGCTAGTACGGGCACACATTTACGCCGGACGAGAGATTGCCGACCCCGCTGTGCCGATTTACCATTACGGCTGGGTTCGCAATGCGCGGGCGATGAGCAGCAAGACGGCACTGCACCGGGACTGGTACGCCGATGGCCCACAGTACGCCGCGGGTGCTATTCCCGACGTGCCGCCGTATGACTTCGATGCCAGCAACCAGGCGCTCCTGGCTTTCGAGGGCACGCACCCGGCAGTGATGGCCGACTGGTTCGCGGCCCACGAGGCTGAATGGCAGGAACGCATGGCAGCCCTAGTATCATCTTAACGGAATTCTAACCATGATAGTATCACCAGCGCTTGACACCAGCGCCAAACCGGGTGATAATACAATAGACACCGTGCAGTCCACAGAACATCTTTTCGTGGACGCGCGGGTGCGTGTGTTGCTGATGGCAATCCGGCAAGCCATGATTATCGCGTTGGGGGCCATCGAAGATTACCTGGAGATGGAGCGCAGCATTATCCCCCGGCGCAAGCGCGGCAAGCTGGGCGAGGCCGATAAGGACAGCAAGGACGCGCCGAAGGATTAACAACTAAGCAGGACCGGCTACCGAGATACCTCAGCGGCCACGTTGAACGCAATACCCTGTGCGACAGGGCGTTGCGGCAACGTGGCCGTTTTTTGTTTTCAAGTGAGTGGGGAAGGGGCATAGCGTATGCCTTACAAAGCATTCCAACGAGGCGGCAAGTGGCAGGTGTTCAAGCTGGACGCCGACAACGAACCCGACGGCGCGCCACTGGGCGAACACGACAGCGAAGACGCGGCCAATGAACAGGTTGCCGCGCTGTATGCCAACGAGGAAGGCGACGGCGACAAGCCGATGCGCCGCCGCCAACACATGAGTGAAACGGTGAACGAACTCACGAACGCGGTTGGTGAGTTTAGCGGCACCTTTCCTGACGTGCCCTATGCTGCGGGCGTGGACAGTGCGGCCCTGACGGCGGACGATGCCAACCCGCTGTTTGTGACGCTGCCTATCGCCCAGGTGGGCGCAGAATCGCGCAACGGGCTGCTGTATGACGATGCCCTGGTGGGCCAGTTGGAACAGCAAATCAATGCCAAGCGGCCCGGTGGCATCATGGGGCACATCAGCGAGAAGGACCGCAGCACGGCGTTTCCCGTGCCAGACGTGTACTGGGTGGGCGCGGCCCGCCACGAAGACATGCTGTGGGGCAAGGGCTACGTCCCCCCCGGCAAGGCACGGGACTACATTCGGCGTCAAAAAGCCATTGGCGGGCAGATTGCTACGTCCATTTATGGCGGCGGCGCTTTTGAAACCAACGGGCAGGGCGCGCGGCGGCTTGCCAAGTTCAACCTCGAATCACTGGACCTCGCGCCGCCCGACCGGGCCGCGCTGCAAATGGAGCGTCCTTTTGCCGTGACCAGTGAGACGACCGCCACCCCCATGACCGTTGTAACCAGCGGCGGTATTACCAGCTATACCTGGGAAATTCCCTCTGATGCAACGATTGTAGGGACGGCAACCCAACCTGTAACCGAGATTGTCGAGGAGCACGCAATGGACAAGGCAACTGTGATTGCCGAGTTGACTGTTGCGGACCTGCCCGAGAGCCTCGTGGCGGCAGTCATTGCCGAACACGCGGCGGAAACGCAGACCCAGCAGCAGATTGCAGAACTCACGGCAGAGCGTGACGCGAAGGCGACGCTGGTGACTGAACTCCAGACCACCGTTGACGACCTAACCTCACGCATTGCCGAGTATGAAGCGGCCCAGCAGCGGGCCACGCTTGACGGCGTGGTGACGGAACTGCTGGCCGAACTGGCGCTGGAAGATGTGCGCCCGTTTGTGCGCAAGGAACTGGCCGGGCTGGACACTGAGGACGCGATTCGCGCCCGCTTTGCCGAGTACACCGCCACCGACGAGTACAAACTGCTGGCGGAAGCCTTCCAGGCGAAGATTGCAGGCCCGGCGGCGGCGGTTGCTGCCAAGATGCCTTCGGACATCCCCGGCCTGACCCGTGAATTTACCGAAGACGAGCGCCGGGCGGCACGCGCCCGCGCGGGCTTTTAAGGAGGCTGAGCCATGTCTATCACCCTGACCTCGGCCCGCGTGAGTGCGGACCAGGAACACGGCGCGATTATCCGCAACTTTCAGGCGGGTGAAGCGCTGACGGTCGGCCAGGCGGTCTATGTGACCACGGCTGAAACCGTCAAAAAGGCGCAGAGTGACGGTACCCAGGCCGAAGCGATGGCCCGCGGTATCGTTGTGGCTGCCCCGAACATGTACGGTGAAACCTCAATCGCCAGCGGCGAACGCTGCTCTGTCTGCGTTTTTGGCCCGCTTTATGGCTACTCAGGCATGACCGCCGGGACGCGCGTTTGGGTTGCGGCCACGGCGGGCAGCTTGCAGCAGACCGCGCCCAGCGGCTACGCCCACGTTATTGGTTACGCGGCGGAAGATGACGTGCTGTTCGTTGACCCGCAAGTGACCGACCCGGCGAGCAGCTAAGGAGAGAGTGAACAATGGCAGACATTAAGGGTGTTCTGACAACCCTCAACCACGCCCTGCCCTCCGGGCTGGACGCGAATCGCCTGGCGCAGTGGCTTCTGAAGGACGGGTCAAGCTACCTGGAATTCCGTCAGATGATGGCCGCTGCTATGGACGACCTGAACAGCGAACTGATGATGGCCTGGGGCGACCTGGTGTTCGTGACCAACGAAGACCACTTTGAGTACCCCGACGGTGGCAGCATCGAACCGGCCAAGAAGCTGAGTGAGCTGGACCGCCCCGACGCCCGCAAGGGCACCACGGTTGGCCATATGCTCGACCTGGAACGTTACGGCGACGCGGTGGGTGGCAGCAAAATCTACTTCCGCGACACCCGGCAGGCCGTCATTCAGGCGACCATTGCCAACCAGGTGCAGCGTTTGCGCGACCGCTTCGAGGTGGACGTGCTGACCCGCGCCATGACCGACAACGAAAACCTGCTGGGCAGCAGCGGCTACGACGTGGGCTTTGCCTCAGCGTCGGCGTCGGTGACTTACACGCCGCCCAAGTACGCAGGCCAGACGTTCGCCAGCACGCACACGCACTACATTGGCTACAACGCCAGCACGCCGCAGACGGTGAGCGACATGCTGGACGGCCTCGCCAATACGGTGCATGAGCACGGCCATCGCGGCCCGTTCGTGGCCTACGTGGCGACGGCGGACGTGGCAACTTACCGCAGCCAGTCGAACTTCGAAAAGTACACCCCGACTGACGTGTTCTTTGTGGACCGCGCCGGGGCGACTTCGGGCAATGAGTTCTTCCGCCGGGGCGAGATTATGGAACGCCCGCAGACGGGTGGCTGGACGTTTGGCTACTACATCAGCCCCTACGGCGAAATCGAACTGCGCGGCACGTCCCGCATCCCCACCGGCTACGCGCTGGTGTACAAGAGCTATGGCAACAACGACGAGCGCAACCCGCTGGCCGTCCGCGTCCACCCGGATGTGGGCTTTGGCGTGCGCCTGGTCGAAGAACCGTCGTTTGACAGCCAGTACCCGGTCAAGACGATTTACATCGAGAAGGAATATGGTGTGTCGGCTGGGCCTGGTCGTACCGGCGGCGCTTCTGGCTACCTGGTGGCCGGCGGCGCTTGGGTTGACCCGACGATTGCATAGCGAGGCGTTTCGTGCGCATCAACTGGATAAACCACCGGTTTTATCCGCATGATGGCTATGGCCGCTATGGCGTCAACATGGTACGGGCGCTCATTCGCTTAGGTGTGGATGTGCGCCCGTACGTGGACACCGTACTGGACATGCCTGCGGACCTCCAGCGGTTGATGGGGCTTGACTTCACGCGGTTAACGTTTTCCCTGATGCCCCCGCATAACATGCGGGACATGGTAGGGCGGCACTGGGGTTACACGATGACCGAGGCGTGGGGAATGCCCGATGGCTGGGTTGACCACCTGAATAACAAATGCGAGCGCGTGTTGGTACCGCGCCCGTGGTTGGTCACGATGATGCGAGAGCAGGGCGTTAACCGCCCGCTGCACGTGATTCGTGGCGGTGTTGACCCGGTAGAGTTCCCGATTATCTATGACCGTCCTGCCGACCGCCCATTCACGTTCCTGTGCATCGGGCCGGACCGGGGCGAACGGAAGGGCTATGACCTGGTGTGGCGGGCGTTTTACGAAGCGTTCGCGGACACCGAAGCCCACCTGATTATCAAGACGCGGGCGCAGAACAAGATGCCCATCGACAATACGCGGTCCAGGGACGACACAGCCAAGCGCGTGTCCCTGTTTGCCGCCGATGTGCCCAGTATGGCCGATGTCTACGGACTGGCGGATTGCTTCGTGTTTCCCTCACGAGGGGAGGGCGAAGGGATGCCGCCGCGCGAAGCTGCGGCAATGGGTATCCCGGTCATTGCGACTGCCTGGAGTGGACTGGCTGAACACATCGACCGCTTTGCTATCCCGCTGCGTGAGTTTAAGCGGGTGCCGGCCCCGACCATCTCAGATTGCATTACTGGGGAATGGGTTGACCCGGACCTGGACGAACTGATCGCGCAAATGCGCTGGGTCTATGACCACTACAGCGAGGCCAAAGCGAACGCCTTAAAGGCGGCGCGCTGGCTGCGGGATAACGAAACCTGGGCGCATAGCGCACAACATCTGTTGGAACTGTTGGAGGCTTACGCATGACGCTCACGGCGCAAGAAATCGCCGACTTTCGGGCGGACATTGGCGACGAGGGGTATATCGACCCAGACACGTCCGAAACGGTGTACACCTTCACCAATGACGAACTGAACCGCCTGAGCGACCGCGCCAGCGGCAATGCGCTGGATGCCCGCATTCTGGCTTACCGGCAACTGCTGGCAAACGCGGTGAAGTTCACCAACTACACCGCCGGGCAGACCAGTGAATCGCGGGAAGCCATCTTTAAGCACCTGCAATCCATGCTGGGCATCTACGAGGCGCAGCGGCGCGGCCAGGTCGGTATTGTCGGCTTGCGGCGCAAACCGCCGCGTGACGTGGACGCCCCGGCGAACCATACCCGGCGCTTGCGCAAGACGCGCTACAGCAGCGGGGAGTAGACCATGCCGAACATGGCCGCGTGGCTAGGCGGGACGCGCTTTGATGACAGTTGGAAGGCGGGCGACACGGCGGCGCGCATCAATGAGCGCCCGACGACGCTCACCGTACTGCGTGGGCAATCTACGCACACGGTCACGGTACGCATCGAGCCGACCCGCAGTGGCGACGAACGCCAGACAGACGGCCCGACGGCCATCGTGGGCAGCAGCGGCGTGGTGGTCATCGGCTTTCGCAACCACCCGAACGTGGCAGACACGAACCTCAAGCGCGGTGACCGCTTCCTGTGGGAAGGCGACCGCTACGAAGTGACACTGGTTAACCACAGTTACCGCTACCGCCTGCTGGCCGTGGCCGAGGTGACGACATGAGGGGCGGCTTTGTGTGGGTCACCTCGCCGTCGTATGCCTTTCGTGGCTTGATGGATAGCTACGAAGAATACGTGATTCAAGTGGTGTTTGAGATGTTGCGCCAGCGCGCGCCGGAAATCACGGCCTGGATGAAAGCGAACGCGCCCTGGACTGACCGCACGGGCAACGCCCGGCGCAGCCTGATTGCTGAGGCAATGGCGGCGGTGGGCCAGAAAGTGCTGGCGCTAGAAATGCGCTATGGGCCACGCGGGGGCGAAGTGACTTATGGCCCCAACCTGGAATATGACCACGCGGGCACCTACAGCATCATCGCGCCCGCAATCGACTACTGGGCACCGATTATCCTGGCCGATGTCCAGGCGGCGTTGAGGTAAGGCAATGGCGAACTTTGCGGCGCTGGTCGATACGTTACTCAGTGCAGACGGGACGTTTAGCGGCCTGATGACCGGCGGCATTTACACCTATGCCGACACCGGGCCGCTGGGCATCTCGGAGCGCAGCACGCCCGCCGCGTTCAGTGACACGACCGGCGCACTGCTGCCCTGCTGCGTCCTGAAAAACCGCGGTGCGGTACCGTTCGGCGGCTTGCATGACGTGACGACGGTCTATGCCAGTTACCGGCAAGTGCTGGAGGTGTGGCTTTATGCCGACGCCGCCGCTGGCTACAGCACCCTGGAGACGGCCCGCTTGCGTGCCCACGTGCTGCTGAATGAGGCACAACTTACGGGCAGCTTTAACGTGCAGTGGGTCAACGGCTTAAACGACATGCGCGATGAGGCATTGCAGAACGCCTGTTTCGTGCGTGACGACTACCAAGTATATAGCTACCGGAGTAGCTAGGAGACGATAGCAATGAGCATTTTCGACAGTTACGGCGCGCCGCAGTTTGGCTTGCGCGACTGCAAGATTGCCACCTGGAGCGCCACCGGCAGCTATGGCAGCGCCGTTGACGTACCCAGCGTGCAGTTGATGAGCGTCGATTACCAGACGGTGAACGCTCAGCTTGAGGGCGACGACGCCATTACCGCCACCCACGCGACGGCGATTAGTGCCCAGGTGCAGTTGCGCTTCGGGTCTATCAACTTCGCGGCCTATGAAGTCCTGACCGGCGTGAGCAGCATTGGCAGCTACACCAGCCCGAATCGTGACCTGCTGAGCCTGGGCACAATCAACTTCCCGTACATCGGCGTGATTGGCAAGGCAAACGCAGTCGAGGGCAGCGGTGACTTTGCGGTGTTTAT